CCCGCGGAGCCGTTGCGTCCACCACCATGGGGTTGCCCGCCGTTTGGTTGCCCACGGACAAGCAGGTCGCGTTCGAGGGCGCCTGCGGGTTCGTCCACGGTCGCGGTCTGGGCCGGGATCATGAGGGTGACGGTGGTGCTCACCTCGACGTTGGTCAATCTATGATTAGACACATGAGCCCACGAGCAGCCGTAGAGCAGACCACCACTACCCGCAAACGAGCAGGCATCTACCTCCGGATGAGCAAGAGCAAGGGTGCCGTCAAGATCGAGCAGCAAGAGGCGATGTGCCGGAAACTGGCTGAGGTCCACGGTCTTGATGTCGTGGAGGTCTACAAAGACGACGGCAAATCGGCATACACGGGCAAGATCCGGTCGGACTGGGTGCGGATGTTGGATGACGTTCAGGCTGGCAAGCTCGACGTACTTCTAGCCCAAGCCGAGGATCGGTTCACTAGGCAGAAGCTGGAGAAGGACGTGCTTTTGCTCGCCTGCGTCGCGCAGGGCGTGATCTGGCTGACTGTCAACGATGGCTGGGTGGACCCGGCCACCACGGAGGGCGAGTTCTTCGCTGGCCTGCGCGCAGGGCTGGCGAAGATGGAGACGCGCAAGAACATCACGCGGCAGGAGCAGGCCCACGAGTTCCGTGCAAGCAAGGGTCTGGCTCGCAAGGGCGGACATCGCCCGATTGGCTGGGCCGAGGACAAACTCACTTTGGACCCTGTGGAGGCGAAGGAACTGCGCTGGGCCATCAAGGAGATTCTTGACGGCAAAAGTGTGTTCGGCATCGTCAAGCATTGGAATACTTCCGGATTCACGACTTCGACGGGCCGCCCGTGGCAGCTCACGACTGTCCGTGATGTCCTGGCGCGTCCGCGCAATGCTGGCCTGGCTGTGTACCGCGGGAAGGTCGTCCCGGAGGTCGTCGGCGAGTGGAAGACGATCTGCACGCCGGAAAAGTGGCGAGAGGTCTGCAAAATCCTCAACTCCAAGAAGCAACCTCAGGCCAGCCGTGAGCCAAAGCACTTGCTGAGCAACATCATTCAGTGCGAGTGTGGGCAGACTTTGCGCTATGCCCGCAACGGCTCGCACCGACTTGCATACAGGTGCTATGCGTCCCTACTTACTCCTGGCGCCAAGGGTCGGCATGTCGCTATCGATATGGCGGAGGCCGACAAACGGGCTATCGACGCCGTGGTCTCAGGCCTACTTTTCAGCAGCGGCGAGGATGTTCCCGACCCGGATGCGGCCCGCCTGAGTGAGCTGCACGGACGGTTGCAGGAGGTGGCCGCTGCACGGGCGCGACTCGTTGACGCCGTGGACGCTGGCGTCCTGACCTTGGCAGAGGTATCCGTTCAGAAGGCCGTCCGCATCGCCGAGGCAGTGGAGATCGAGAAGTCGATCACGACGATCACGGCACGCAACGCTCAGGCGGCCATGCTCCACGAGGCGAAGGCGGGCCTTTGGTCTGGTGGGAGCGTCTCCATCGAGAAGGCCGCAGAGGTCAAGGCTGACCTGCGTGAGAGGTTCGAGGAGCTGAACCTAGAGCAGCAGCGGGCACTTGTCCGAGCCTTTGTCGATGTCGTCGTCCATCGTGGCCGAGGGCCGAAGAGGGTGGAGGTAACGCACTTGATCGCAACCACTCTGAACGAAGATCTTGATGCCCTCGTCTGACTGTACGTAGGGCATGGACCAAACCCCGAGCACTGCCGCAGAGCTCCATGAGCGCACTCTGGCGACCACGAAACCCGATCCTGGTCCTGATGCCTCACTCGCCTACAGGCTGAGCCCACAGGTCCAGCACGCAATGGTCAAGATCGCTTTCGCAGCCTTCGCCTACGATCACCACTACTTGCTTTCCATGGCTGACAGCTGTACGCGCGTCGCTAGCGGCGAACGGCCGAGGATGCCTAGTCGGCCCAACAGCCAAAGACCCAGCGGTGATCTGGAGGTTCTCCTGGCTGCGCGCCCGATCAAGCAAAGACCGGACATATGACAACACGAGTTTCAGGGCAATTTTCGTGCTCAGTTGCGCAAGCAGTCTCGATATCTGAGACAGAAGCCGCGTCGTTTTTCGTTTGAGGTTGTACGTAAAGATGTAATCGCCAAGGTTCAACTCACATAGGCGAGGCTTGTCCTTGGACAAAGACTTTGAGAAGCGCGAGCTCGCTGAACGGAGGTACGTGGAGCATGAGGATCACGAAGCAGGAACTGGCAGAGAACTGGGCGGCGCATGTGGGCCAGATGTCCAAGGCGCAGATCGATGCGGGAAGAAGTGCGAAGTCCGTTGCGGGGGGAACTGATGCTTGGACTGCCGCCACGCTGGCTGCCTGGGGCGTGCCCTGGCCACCCCCGAAGGGCTGGAAGGCAGCACTTTTGAAGCCAGCGGAGCGGAGGGCCTCAAGGCCTGTGGTCATAAGCTGTGCGGAGGGCCATTCGTTCGGGCCTGGTGAAGGCAACCTGTACTGGCTGCACAGGCCCTGCAGGGCACGCGAGAAGCCCAGCCCTGGGCAGGGTGGCCTCAAGGCTGTGCAGTGCTGCCATGCCTGTGATGCGGAGCTGCTCCGGCAGGCTCATGCGGCCGGGCATCCTGAGATCAGGCAGATTCATGTGGAGCAGTGGCGGCAGCGTCGATTGGTGTCGGAGCGGCTGGAACTGGAGGAGATCGGCACTGTGCTGTCTACTTACGCGCTCGGCGTGAAGTCGAAACTGAGAGCATGAGTATCCGCGGGGTCCTGGCGCACCGCGCCGACGTTTCCAGATCGACCACGACCAACGTGGGCGGGATGCCGATCACTTCCTGGAGCACTGTCGCCGAAGGCGTGCCGTGCCTGTTGGACTCTGGCGGCCATGAGCCGCAGGAGTCGATGGTGGCCACGAGCGCGCAGATCACAGAGGCCGACCGAACGGGCCTGCTGATGACCGCGCCGGAGGCCGATGTCAGGCCGGCCGATCGCCTCACGATCTCGATCCCCGGGATTGCGCCATCGTCATGGACGGTTCTGGCCTACCCGTCGCTGATGACTGATCTGCACTCGGCGCATCATCGGGAGTTTCGCGTAAAGGAGAACTAAAGACTTCCCCGGGTCGGGGACCGACCAGCCCCATATGAGCTGGTGTTGCTTGTGATGTCAAAGTCGCAGGGCTTACTCCAACCCGGCCCGGGGATCAGCCACGGAGATTCCTCGTGAGATCGGTCGATACTCCAAACACAATGGAGTCGTCAGAGATCGCCACTCAGAGCGCGGGCAGGTTCACGTCCTGCCTCTCGTGCGGCGACGTGATCGAAATCCCGATCACTCCGATCGGGGGCCAGTCACCCCAAGCAAGGTGCGTCCCCTGCCGACGAACTTTTGAGAACGCGAAGCAGAACCACGAGCGCCACCGTTCCTACCAGACCAGGGCATGGCGCACACTTTCGAGGGCCATGCGCCGCGAGGCCTGCTGCTCGGTCTGCGGGACGCGCGAGGACCTGACCGGGGATCACTTGCCAGGCGCCTGGGAGCGCGTCGATGCCGGACTACCACTTCGACCTGGCCTCGATGTCGATGTGAAATGCCGAAGGTGCAATGGCGACGCAGGTCCAACTCGGCCAGGCTTTGCGCACCTGAGGCGGTCGCCCTGATGTCCGTCGTCGAGTGCCTCAAGTGCGGCCAACGCTGCCAGAGCGTGGCGCAGCTGGATGCGCACATGAATGGACCAAGAGCACACCTGCCCGAGCTCGACGGAGTCTGCCAGGTAGAGGACTGTGAGAAGCCGGCAGCCAAGCGGCATGATGGCGGCTATCGGCGCTGGTGTTCGATGCACGGCAAGCGGCGCGAGGCGGCCAAGGTGGCAGCCGAGGGCAGGCTCTGCTCAGTCGCTACTTGTGAGCGACCTGTCGTGCAGACCCAGCATTACTGCTCGTGTCATTGGCAGCGGCTCCTCAAGTACGGCGATGTCTTGGAGTCGGTGCCGGCAAGGGAGCGTCGCCTTGAGTCCCTTCTTTGCTACGCGCCAGGCTGTGAGCGGCTGCGCAGTCTGGGTACAGGGCGCTGGTGTCGGGCCCACCAAGGCAGGCGGCTGCGATATGGGCAGTTGTTCAACGAGATCCCGATCCCTGCCAAGTGCGGCCAACTGAAAGCCGCTCTTGCAGCAGAGCAGAGCGAGAAGGTGGGCATCGATAACCTGATCGCCGATGGGCAGCCACAGAGCGCCAACGCCAATGTCGAGTCTGATTATCAGAGTGGCCTTGTAGATCCCAACTATCAGAAGCCTGACTATCAGAGTGCTCGTGTAGCTCTGAACTATCAGAAGCCGGATGCCCCCGACCCTCAGCGACTGACGAACTTTCAGATAGTCGACTGGATTGACCGCTACGTCAGCACCGCTGACCAGGGGGGAGAGGGCTCTCCAGCATCATCTATGCGCCCCTCTACTCGTGCCAGCGCCCTCTATGTTTCGCACAGGTGTTCGTAGTGGGCACCGCGGTCGCCAAGACGATGCTCAGAGGGCCCAAGGGCAAGGTCGATCTCAGCCCGCTTGATCTCTCTGCACTTCCGAAGGCGGGCCCTGAGCGGGTCATCGCCTTCTTTACTCAGTTTCTGCTGATCCCGAAGGGGGTCGGGGCCAAGAGCCCGTTCGTTCCGGCGCCGTGGGAGCGGGAGGCCATTGAGGGACTCTTCCCGAGCAGTCGCAAGATCAGGCAGGCTCTCCTGGCCCTCGCTCGCGGCAACGGGAAGAGTCTTTTCGCGGCTGGCCTGGCGCTCTACGCCCTGTTCGCAGACGAGGAGGAGGGCGCTCAGGTGCTGTGCGTGGCCGCCGACATGCGACAGGCCGGCATCGTGTTCAACGCCGCCCGCAGGATGGTCGAGTTGAACCCAGAGTTGTCCTCTCGCTGCGTCATTTACTTTGGCGAGAACCCGCGGATCATCGTCCGCGCCACCGACTCCGTGATGATGGCCCTGCCGGGCGGAGATCCGAAGTCATTGCAAGGCTGGGACCCGAGCTTCGCCGTGGTCGATGAGCTGCACGTCGTCACTCCCGAGACGTGGCAGGCGATGACGCTGGCCAGTGGCAAGCGGACTCGCAGCCTGATCCTGGCGATCAGCACTCCCTCCGACGACGCGGAGAGCGTCATGTACGCGCTGGTCAAGCATGGCCGCGAGGGCACCGACCCGGCCTTCTACTTCCGGGAGTGGGCGGCGCTCGACCAGCAGCACCCGAGCGACTGCCGGCATTGCTGGGCCGAGGCCAACCCGGCGCTCGGGTCGTACCTGGCTGAGGACGCGATGGAGGCCGTCCACGCGACCACTCGTGAGGGAGCCTTCCGCAGGTATCGCCTGGGCCAGTGGCTCTCCCAGCTTGACGCGTGGCTGCCGCTTGGCGCCTGGGATGCCTGCACTGATGCGACCAGGGTCGTGCCGGACAAGGCGAAAGTCTGCCTCGGCTTCGACGGCTCGGCGTCGGGCGACAGCACTGCACTGATGGGCTGCACTGTCGGCGATGACCCGCATGTGTTCGTGCTCGGCGTCTGGCAGAACCCGGGCGACCCGCGCTGGCGCGTCCCTCGCGGTGAGGTCGATAAGACGGTGCGGGCTGCCTTCGAGCGGTACGACGTGCTGGAGCTCGCCTGCGACCCGTGGGGATGGCGCAGCGAGGTCGAGTCTTGGAGCCAGAGCTTTCCCGGCCACGTCATCGAGTGGCCGACTTCAACTATTCACAGAATGGGTCCGGCGACTGACCGGATCTACCAGGCCATTATCACCAAATCCCTTACTCACGATGGAGATTCGAGACTTGCATCCCATGTCGGAAACTGCTGCGCCAAGGTCACCCCTCATGGGGATGTCGTGATGAAGGCGGCCAAGTATTCACCTCGGAAGATCGACTCAGCCGTGGCGATGATCGTGGCGCATGAGCGCGCCGCGCATCACTCAATGAAGAAGACTTCTCGGAGGGTACGGGCATGGTGACAACACTGGAACGACTGAGCCAGAAACTGGACGTCGCCGCGTCAAGCCTCACGACCCTCGACAGTTATTACTCGGGAGTTCAGCCACTCGCGTTCCTGAGTCCCGAGGCAGCGGCGGCCCTGGGCAACCGGCTGCGGGCGCTGGCGGTGAACTATCCCCGGCTCTGTGTTGACGTGCTGGCGGAGCGGCTGCGGGTCGAGGGTTTCCGCATCGATGGTGACGTCTCGATGATTTGGGCGGCCTGGATCGCAGCCGGCATGGCGGAACTTCAGCACATCGTCCATGTGGAAGCACTCGCGCTCGGCTCGTCCTACGTGACCGTGTGGGCCGCGAACGGCCAGCCGGCTATCACTATCGACTCGGCTCGGGAGACTACCGTCGAAAGAGACCCGGTCACCCGCGTTGTGACCTCTGCTGCGCACCGCTGGCTGGCGGAGGACAAGGCCAAGGCCGTCCTGTTCGAGCCGTGGACCATCGGCCTCTATGAGAGCATCGCGGCTGTGCCAGCCGACTCGATGCTCGGCGCGGGCCAAGGTTATCCGCAGAACTCTCTTCGGCAGTCGGTCACCGTGCCCGCAGACGGATGGCAGCTGGTGCGGGAGATCCCGAACCCGCTCGGCGTCGTGCCTGTCGTGCCGTTCGTCAACCGCGGCCGACTTCTGGATATCGATGGAGTCTCTGAGATGACTCCGATTCTCGACTTATCGGATGCGCTCAACAAGGTCAGCGCCGACATGCTGGTGAGCTCTGAGTTCTACGCCCGCCCACGCAGGTGGGCGTCGGGCATCGAGGTCTTGGAGGAGCCCGTCCTCGACGCTGAGGGCAAACCGACCGGCGACACTGTGGAGGTCTCTCCATTCAGTGACGGCCCAGAGCGAGTGTGGTCTTCAGAGAATGAGGGTGCCAGATTCGGGGAGTTCTCGGCCAGTAGCCTGACCGGGTACAGCTCAGCGGTGAGCATCCTCACTTCGCAGATCGGGTCGCTGAGCGGGCTTCCGCCGCACTTGCTCGGCGTCCACCAGGACCAGCCTTCGAGTGCGGACGCGATCCGATCGGCCGAGTCCTCGCTGGTGCAGAGGGCGATCGCCAGGCAGCGGAACTTTGGTCGGTCGTGGTCGGAAGTGGCGAGCTTGATCAGCATGGTCAGCACGGGTCGCCGACCAGCCTCAGTCCAGCCCGTCTGGGCCGACCCGGAGACGAGAACGCCGGCACAGGCCGCGGATGCCGCGTCAAAGCTGGTGGCCGCGGGCATCGTGCCTGTGGAGCAAGCTCTCGATGATCTCGGGTTCAGTCCAGAGCAGATCCTCAACATGCGCGGGATGCGCAGACGTGACGCACTGGACGCGGCGATGGCCGGGGCCAAGGCAGCCCTGCCAGCCGCGCTTCCTGGTGCGAACTTGTGAACCCGCTGACTCCCGAGCAGTGGGCGGCCGAGGCGGCCCTGGCCCTGGCGACCGCGGCCGGCCGCGCCCTCGCCCACATCGTCCGGCAGTGGCTGGAGAACCTGAAGAGGGGCGTCCCGGACATGCCGGTCGAGGAGCTGACCACCGCGCTCGTACAGCACATGGTCGAGGTCAACGGCATGGCGTGGTCTATCGGCGACAAGGCGATCACTGACCTCGCCTCCCAGCACGCGGGGATTGAAATACCAGAGCTGGGACTCACTCCGCCAGAAGGCGATGAGCAGATGCTCGCCAAGTCCATTGACACGATTTTCAGCGCAGACCACGAGCTTCTGGTTCAGAGGATGGAGCGGCTCGGGCTGGCGGCGCCGATGCGGGCCAGCAAGAGGTCACTTCAAGAAAGCATGCGGCAGCGGGGGATCACTGAATACATCAGGATCGTGCAGCCCAACGCGTGCGACGCCTGCGCGTCTCGCTTAGGTGAGATTCGATCAATAGATGTGATCTTCGGAGATCACCCTAACTGTGCCTGTCGCATGCGGGCTGTCGTCTCTGAAACGTGGGGCGATGTCGTGAAGGAGCGTGCACTTCAGCTCAGACTTGTGACGCCATCAGGAACCCGCTTCAGCTCGGGAATCCAGTTTGAGAACATCGAAAAGGGAGCATCGAAATGACTACTCAAGAAACGCCGCCAGCGGGCACCGGAACCCCGCCCGTGGAACCTGGCACGGATGCGGCAGACGCCGCGCCTGAGGGCACTCCCACCGAGCCTGTGGAGGGCGCCGAGCCTGATGACCAGACGTTCACGCTGGAGTACGTGAAGAAGCTTCGAGAGGAGAACGCGGCCAGCCGAATCAAGGCCGCCCGCGCGGATACTGCGGAAACGCGACTACGTGCCCTGGCTATCGAGCAGGCGGTTTCCGAGGTACTTATGAGCCCCGACGATCTCAGCTGGGATGCGGCCTACGCCGATGCCGATGGATACCCAGACCACGACAAGATCCTTGCCGCGGCCGAGGTACTGGTCGCTCGTAAGCCGCACCTGGCGAGAGTCCGCGGAGACGTAGGACAGGGCCAGCGCGGCGATGTCGTGCCGGCCGTGTCCCTCAGTGGCCTCCTACGTGCGGGTGCCTGAACCTACGGGCTCTCGTTTTGCGCCACACCGTCGTTCGGTGGGACATAGACCGGGTCATCCCACGGATTAGTCGGGCAGTCGGCGGACTGATACCCCTGCTGCTCCGCCACCGCGCAGAACTGCCTGTGGATCTCCATTTCGCGGGCCACTTCCTCCGGCGACACCGGCGAAAACACGGGCATTGGAACCTCTACCGTCGGAGCCGGCGGTGGTGGCGGAGGTTTATCGGCCTCAGGGGTCAGTAGAACAAAGACACCACTCGAGAGATAGAAAGCAGGTATCAGCAACCACCACTTCTTAGAGGCCATCACGCACCACGCAAGCTCATGGCCGCACGCTACTCCGGGCGAAACGTGCATGGAGGGCAAATGCCCAACAGATGTCGATACTGAGGAGAAGAGACGAGCCCCGGTGGCTTAGTGCGTGATGACAGCCAGGCGCTGTTCACGAGTCCGAACTTTCGTACTCATGAACAGGAACCACAGTCATGGCCGTCGATACCGTCAACGCACCCGAGCTCACTGCTGAGCAGGTCCAAAAGATCCTTGTACTTCCGCTTGAGAGCAAGAGCGTCATCCTCTCCAGCGGCGTCCAGATGTTCCCGACCAACGGGAGCCCGATCAGGATTCCCAAGCTCGGCGGGCCCGTGGCTGACCCAGGGTGGACGGGGGAGAACGAGCTGATCCCCGAGAGGGATGTCGAGTTCGATGAGATCCTGCTCATGCCCGAGACGATGAAGAGCGTCAAGACGATCACTCGGTTCAGCAACGAGCTTGCCCGGCAGGCCATCATCGCCCTTGACAGCGTCCTTCAAGCGAGACTCGTGAAGGATGTCAGCGACAAGATCGACAACGCCTTTCTCAGTGGTGACGGCAACGATGGTGGAGCACCGTTCACGTCACCTCTCGGACTTCTGAACATGGCTGACACGCAGGAGATGCTGGCCGTGGGAGTGCCTACCCTCGATGACCTCCACGACGCCGACGGGCTGGTGCTCGGTGCCGATGTGGATATCGCCAAGGTTCGATGGTTCGTTACTTCCAGAGATTTCGTCGCGCTCAGGAAGATCAAGGACACCCAGCAGCGTTACCAGCTGACTCCTGATCCGACAGTGGCCGGCGGCTACTCCCTCCTGGGCCATCCGGTGACTGTCACCAACAGAATCCCGGCGAACGGTGGTGCCGGCGCTGAGTCCAGCATCATCCTGGCGGACATGAGTCAGGTGGCCGTAGCAAGGGATCTGAGTCCGTCTGTCACGGTCCTGCGGGAGCGTTACGCAGACTACGACCAGCAGGCTCTTCGCGTAGTCGCTCGCTATGACATCGGCGCCCTGAACGCTGAGGCGGTCGTCGTCCTCCGCGGCGTGACTGTTTGATATGTGGGCAGATATTGACCGCGTCAGCCTGCCTACGGCCACGGAAATCGTCCGGTTCATGGGATGGCCGGCAAGCACTCCCGCCGAGACGAAGGAGTCGGTCGCCGACGCAGTTACTGTCGCGGCGCTCGCGGCCCAGGCTTACACTCGCGGCCGAGGCTTCGACCAGTACGCGCCGTTCTGCGCGCCCGATATAGCGGCCGTGATCACAAGCTCAGCGGCACGTCTGGCGAGCAACCCGACCAACGCCAAGCGGATCGAGGCTGGGAGCTTCAACACCGTGCCAGGCACTTTCGAGGGATGGACCCTGGCCGAGCTGGCCATCTTGCATAACTACAGACGACGCACCGCCTAGAGCGGCACGTAGAAGTGTTGCGGGTCTCCTCGTGACAGACAGAGCCTCCCTTGGCGTTCCGGCTTGAAGGGAGGCTCTGTTTTGTGCTCAGATCAGTGAGTGTGTCGTATTGATGGTTGACATTGGTGAGCATCAGGTCGACCAGGGCGTCGGCCCGGGCTTGTTCCAACGTGTGGGTCGGGTCGTCGCCGTGCATCCGGTGGGCCAGGTCGTCGATCGCGGCCCAGCACGCCGCGGAGTCCGCCGACGGTAGCGAGGCCACCCAGGTGGTCAGGCCGGGGACGTGGGAGGGGTAGGCGTGGACGAACCGGTCCAGGCGTTCCTTGGCGGCCTTGACCCGCAGGGCGTCGGCGTCGATGCGGGCCAGCACCCGG